TTGCCAACGAAATCTACGGCAACACCACCAGAAGCGAGGATTGAGGAAAGTGCCGCTGGGACAATTTCCTTATTGGAAGCGGATTTCGGTTGTTTAGCTGTAACAGGCTTCGCTGCTTTGATGGGTTTGACAGGTGTAACCTTGGTACCCATCTGAGAGACGAATGTTTGAGCATTAGATGATGTAGCGGCAATAAGCTCAACATCTTCCAACCAGGACCAGATCCTGTAGGTAGGTGGGAGCTCACCAGTCGCATAACCAGTGGGGACGAGCGCGAAAAGCTTAGCCGCACCTAGGTTGAAGGAGCTCGCATTCCTACGCATAAAAGTGTCGTAGTGGATATATGGAATCTTGAGCGTAGCTTCAGTCCCGTTGATGAGGTTGAGCTGTGCGTGTGGCAAATATGACATCTGTGTGGTGTTAGTCTTAGAGTTAGTAAGCGGTTGGTAAAGAAGTCTATACAGGCCAGAATGTTGTGGTGTGGAAAGAACCTGCAGCTTAAGGCAGACGGTAAACCGCAAACCATAAGCATTTTGGGTCTTAGCCCAATTAGGGTTGTTTGAGAAGAAAGTGGCCAGGTTAAGATTTGTTTGCCAAATGACCACGGAAGCATTATTATCTAGGGTGCCGGAAGTAACTACATAAGGTCTAGAAAGGTATTTTACTATATCCGTGATTGACTCAGTGTCAGTGACATGGAGAGGATTGCGGACGGGGTGAGCCCCGCGAGAAACGGTAGAAGCGCAAGCTACGTTGTCAAATACCGTCAATTCGCAAATGGGGTCCATACCGTCAACGGCCAAACCGTCAATCTCACAGCAGTCTTCTACGGAATCTATGTCGGGAGCCGACGTTGTGTTAATTTTACTAGTTGCAGCAAGTCTATGTCTTTAGACTAGAGGAGACTTAATCTCTAATCCGTAACCACTATGCCTGGGTGTTAAAGTCGACCCTGGCTGGTAAAGCTAAATAGCTACGACTGATTTGGACTTCGCCTGCGCACAGTGTTTTTTAGAGTGGTGTGTTTGTATACTCTGTGCGTGCTATATAGGTCCTTCCTGCGTTAAAACCAGGACTCTGTCCTGTTACGGACGGCCATCTGATAGTTCTTGTACGTGGGGTTGAGTTTTGGAACGATGTTTGCAAATTTCTGGCACGAGCCAATAATTTTGCTGGCATAAGTATCCCAGATCTCAGGGGGATGTAGCGAAAGTTCTTGTAAGCAGCATTCAACCATGTCAACAAGCGTCTCTTTCTCACCTACATGGGTTTTACCCCAATAGGGGATGCAGAGCGTTGACTCTATGTCGAGTGGAGCTAGATAGATGTGGCCTACTTGACGAAAAGATCGCTTGAGGAAGGTGACTTCATCGAGTGTGCGGTAGGGTTGCGAAACCTCACCGTTCTTCTTATCGTCTGTGTATTCCCTACCTATCTCGCCCATGGCAGTGGGTATGGTCTGCTGATTGAATCTTTCTATGACGGATGGGTCGACT